GATCACAATCAGCTTCAAGATCCCAGGACTGGAAACTCCAGTCCCACCCTTTTATATCAGCCTCAGAAATGCGACCTAAGCCAGCTCCTTCCTCAACATTTGATATAATGGTGGATAATCCAGGATCATCTAAACCCATCCCCGCCTTATGTGCTATAGAAGGCCAAGCATTGATCTCCGTATTATTCTGCAAAGAGCAGAGTTTACGAGCGATCAAGTTGTCAACAGCAGAAAGAGAAAATATCAATCTGAGTCTACCTTCATTGATCTTAGTAATTTTGTGTGGGTCTCCCTTAATAAAGACCGAAACGGCATCACAAAGGCCGTTTTGCACTAATTGTTTAGGAGAAAGATTCTGAGTGCAATCAAAATCTTTCAACCGGTTCATACGTTCAATTACTGCTCCGATGAAAAACTCTCCGTAATTACTGAGAAGCTTTTGATTATTCGGGGCAATTCTTGAAGTAGGAAATCCCGGACTACTAACGGGGTTGAGCTCTGTGTAGGCGATAGAACGTAAGTTAACATCGCTCTCTGCAAGATCCAACATTCCTCTGACGTACGGCCCCTCAAGGCCGCACGGAATGCTCGTGTGTGGGAGACAGCGTTGTAACGCTTCTCTTGCGCACGCGACATCCTGAGGGGTTGGACCATCACCTCTAGAGAATCTAGAGGCTTGGAGAAACAATGATCGTCTTTCAGACTCCGGTCCTTTAGGGGGAAATTCCCACAGTGCAAGACTTGCTCTTTCTGCTGTAGCTTCTCGCAAAGCAACAGTAAGTCCCTTTGCGCCTTCTCCAAAGCCGCGATGCGAACATCGTCCGATTTCTTGGAGACCGACACCTGCGGTGAACTCTTGACCGACTTCCCATTCGTACCCCGCGAGTTTGAAGAGGACTGATTGTCGGCTGCCTTCGGAAAATCCTGCACTACATACGTAACAGGAACATCAACGTTAGCCTCCAAAACTAGCGATTCAGACTCAATAAGAGGAAGCTTGCCTTTTCGTCTCCTTAAATTCTTCGCGTTGCTCACAACGCTTGAAACACTAGAACTCGTTCTTTCCGCAATTTCAACAGGGCGATCACGCTCGGACATGTTGCTTACTGGAACAGAAAAACTAGTGGCAAGACCAAGGCCAGCCTCAAAACTCCTATCTGAGTATAACTCAAGTTCAATACCACGGTCTTCTAATTCATCCTCAAATGAAAAAGAACCTGTTGTACCGGTCCTAAGATTTTTGCTAGTGACCTTATATTGTTTACCAACATAAGACACTTCAAAGTCCCACTCCCTACCCCGTATCCTTCTAGTACGAATAAGGCCTTCAGGCAATTCATCCGCATAAACCCAACTCTTTCCGCCAAATTTGGCGTACTCAAGTGAGCCAGGCGAAGTAAACAAATTTTC